ATTTAATATCTGTATCACCAGCTGCAAGACTAACCATAGTTGCAGTATGTGTCGTACCAGTAATAGTTTCTGTGCCTGCAAAAGTTCCTGAAGTAACAACAAATGTAATAGTCGTTGCAGGATTATGTGCAATAACAGTTCCCGTTGCACCACTCGTTCCACCAGTAATAGTTTCACCAGCAATAAAAGTTCCAGTTGCACCAGACACCGTTAATGTAGGAGCTGTTGCATCTGTACCAGTATTACCAGAATCATAAACTGCTTTAATTAAAGTTGCATCAGCCAGATTAAGAGAATCATATGATAATGATGTGGTATTTGGTGACGCAATTGCTAATTCTTTATTCAGAACAAGCGTTTTGATTCGTTCTTGTTTTGTATCAACATTCATAGTTACCCAAAAATTGAATGTCGTATTTAAAGAATTATCACCAGTAAAGATCGTTACTGATTGTCCGTTAGCAGCTACTGTAACAGTTGCAGCTGCAGGAGATGTTGCACTAAGATTAACATTCGTTCCTGCTGAATCTTGTGCATGATAATAAGTATCTTTAACAGTTGAACTAAGTACACCAGTTCCATAAAATGTTTCATTAGCACCATTTGATGTTAATGTACAAGTACCTGCACTAATAGTTACAGAGCCAAAAGTTTTTTGTTTAGTATAACTAGTATCAATATTACTTGAATCATCACGAATTGTTTTAATCGTATTCTGTGGTAATTTAAATACTGCTGTATTAAAATCAGTTTCAAACAATAATGCATCACCACCACTCACTCCACCAACTTTACCAACATCAGCTACTCTTGATTCTGTCGATACAACTACAGGTGTTGCTGAGGCATTAACAGGAATTGAAAATCTTTCTGCGTCTGCAAATGCATTACCACCGGTCATTTTAATATCATATAAAAATAATTGATATCTCCAAGTAGTTGGTGTAGCAGGTGTTGGTCTGTCGATTACAGTTATAGTACGAGCTCTTGCTGTACCAATTTTAGTATTTGCGTATGTAGTTGGATTAGTTAAAACTGGAGCTGCATTGTGAATATCAAATTCTGTTCCAGTTGTAAAATCATAAAATCCACTAAGGTTATCTATCTTGGCATAATTACCAAATTGCATCAATCTATCAAAACCATTTACATTAGTATAATCTCTTGCACGATCTACAGTAACATCACTTGAAATTAATGTTCTAAATTCGTGTCCTTGTACATATGCTTTACCCGGATCTAATCTTGCAGTAAATTTTGTTGCGTCACTAGAATGTGTTTTTAATTGAATAGGAAAATGTCTTACAGTATAGTTACCTGATTCATCAAATGTTCGTCTTGCAAATATTTCTTCTAATACAGAGTAAACTGGATATTCAACATCAACATGACGAACACCATTTACCAAACGAATCATTTCTATAAAATCTGTATCATCAGTTGATGTTATAGATTTCTTAGTAAGAGTAAGTTCGTATTTTAAACGATCTGCACCTGGAGCTGCATAGTTATAGGCTCCCTGTGCATTGTCTAATAATGTACTATCATCACCAGAAGCAACTACAGATGCCGATACTTGAAAACCAATTTTATATGATGGTGTATTTGTATAGTTATCTAAAATAACCGTTGATGCACCTGCTCGTATAAAATTACCATTAAAATAATAATAACCTGCATCATTAGAAACTGCTGAACCTTTACCAGTTGCAGATGATGATGCAGCAAATACTGCGGAAGAAAAATCATCTGCAACAAGTCGTTCACCTGAATTAAATACCGCGGCAGTATTCAAAGTAGCAGTACAAGTAGCAGAAGAACCTCCACCACCAGTAATAGATATACTTGGTGTAGATGTATATCCATTTCCTTTTGCTGTAACATTAATACCAATAACTGTTTGTGCAACAGAGGTTCCTGCATTTCCAACAACAGCAGTTGCAGTCGCACCAGTTCCACCACCACCTGTAATAGTAACAGTTGGTGTCGTAGTATAGCCTGTACCAGCATTTGTTACAGTAATACCTTGAACTTTTTGAGTAAGACCACCACCAGTAAGATACTTAACCCATAAAGTGTCTGGATCACCAGTAGTTGCATTAATAGCAGAAGTATTTACTACTTTTGCAATTGTTCCTGACTGACTACCAATAATCGTTTTACCATTTAAATTTGCAGCAGTAATTGCAACACCATTATAGTTAGCTTGTAACTTTACATAATTATATTCTGTATCAACGTGTAATTCACCACCCGATACTCGACTACCATTTGCAAATACATGATCGCCAAATCGTTTGAGTTGATTTCTTAGTATTGTTTGCTCTTGAGTAAGTTCTCTTGCTTGGATAGCAACAGCAGGTTTATAGAGGACTTGATGAAAATCTTTCGCTTCATCATAGTCATCAAAGTAGGGACTTTGATTAAGATTTAAATTTATATTGGTTGTCATGTATTATTACCTTTATTAAAATTCAACTACTAGCTTGACATCCTCAGTTTGGTCAGATGCACGATTAATTGGAGCTCGAAACTCTATATAAATTTGTTCTCCACTATCATCATCCATTTCTGCACCAGAGTATGTAGTTGCCGTTGCAGCTGATCCACTTACAAATGGATTTGCAATCAAAATTACTTTTCTGAAATCATCACCAACAACAAAGTCACCACCTTCTGTTCCAGTTAAACGAACATTCATCATTACATATGCTCCACCTAATTCCGTCTTTGGATTTTTACCATGTCCATTCTTAGGACCGATTCGTGGTTCAAGAGTACATCCTGTTCCACCACCACCAGTAAGAGTTGCTGTAGCAGAACGATAACCAGTACCAACTGCTGTCATAGCAATTTTCTTAATAATACCACCAATTACACTTGAACATCTTGCTGTTGCACCAGTACCTTCTGTCGTTGTAATTGATATTGCTGGCATTACTTCATATACACTTGTACTGTCTGGATTCGTTGTCCATGCAGAAACAGTTGCTACTTTTGTAGAACCAACATAATCTGTAATAACTTTAATCTGTCCACTTCCAGTTCCTGATGAAATATAAACAGTCATACTATTATAGATATCATTAGTAGAAGATGCTGTTGAGGCAAGAGTAATTGATGTTGATGCGCCGGCCTGTGCAGTACCTGTATCTGTATTCGTATATCCAGTTCCACCAGCAGTTACATCTATATGTTCTAATGCTCCATCAACAGCTGCTTGCTGTACAGTCCATTGTGCCGTACCATCATTTGCTGTTAAATACTTGATTGGAATCCAATCTGTAGTTACATATTTCAAAACATCTGCTTGCTGAACCTCATACATAAATTTCCAACGATAATTATCTGATGTTTCGATAATTGATGCAGATTGTCCGGTTGGTTTAACAGTAGATTGTGCTCCACCATAATTACTAATACACTTATAGATATTAAACTGGTCTGTCATTACAAAAAATGTCTGGTCAATCTGGTCATCTTGTTTATGATCGTATTCTGTATATACTGTTCCCGTTGTCCAATCGGTTCTCTTAACAACATGAGATACATCTGAAGCATTAATTAGCTTAGCAGCGATCATATCATTGTGATGAATATAGGGACCTACTGTTGTATCTAACGGAGTAGGAATTGCTGTATCTGAAGGAGAAGATTCTGAATATTGTCCTGCACTTGCACCAGACCAAGCATCAGCTTTTCCGATCATCAAATACATCTTATTAGTTGAAAACGAACCAATAAAATTATCTGCGTTATAGGTTCTAAATGCGTTTGTTATAATTGCTGGCATAACTCAAATCCTCTATTTTAATTTCTTATATTTATAATATTTATACAATACTTATGTGACTATTCATCACAATTTTCGTTTTTTCATTCTGTGTTGTAACATATCTGGAAATCTGTTCATCCTTAAAAAAATTAATCGTATATGCATTACTACCCAAGTCTGTTTTCAATGTACCAAATCCAGCTTGCTTTGCAAATTTCAATCTGTCTACTTGACGGCGCAAAGGTCCTAACTGTAATGCTCCTCCAATACCACTTGAAATCTGTCCCCAATCTTCATGTACAGAAATACTCCCATCTGTAATATAAGTCCAATTCTCAGATGGCATGGTAAGTTCCATCTGGGTATATAACCAATCATCACTATCTGCTATACTTAAAACAATAATTGGCAAATCAATTTCATATATATGCCAATCTGAATGTCCGGGTCCCATTTGAGAACCAAGAGCTTGTCCATCATGTGGCCAAGGTGCTCCATCTGGCCATTCTGGATTTGTTTGTTGTAATTGATTATTTAATCGAACCGGTGGTTCAATATCACCATCATGCCATATAATTGTATAAGGATATTTATGTGTAGGTGGCAGAGAAAGTTTTAATCCAGTTTCAAGTAAACCCGTAATTAATGTTCTACCAAACAATGCCAAACCAGAAGGATGTACTATTCGCTTAACATAATTTCTCCACTTATCTATTGTCTGGCCAGCTTTTATCTCATATGAAAATGCTTGATAATACTTACTATCTTGAATATAATTAGCTGCAGAAATTTGACTATCATCACCAACCCATCTTGTATTTGCTTCATCTTCATAACTACCAATTGATGCAGTACCAGTTGCTGTTCCATCTCCTTTAGCAGAAAAATTTAATGTTGGAATTGACTGATAATGGAAACCACCATTTACTAGTTTTAAAGTTTTAATTCCACCAATACCAGAACCACTCAATGTAATATTTGCACCTGTTCCAGTTCCACCACCAGAAATAGTTGGGATTGCTTTATATCCAGATCCGTTATGTTCAAACTCAATAGCAGTAATTACACCAGAGTTTACTGTCTTAACAAGTACACTACAAGTTCTTCCGTCTATCTCTAATTTATCTGTATTGTTAATCGTAAGTTTATCACCAACAACATATCCCGTTCCACCTGAAACAATAGTCGCTGTAGTCATACTTCCCGTTGTTAATGATGAAACTAAAAACTGTGCTCCGACAGCTCCTGCACCACCACCTGTTACTGCAATATTATCATCTATACTATATCCATTACCAGGATTTGTTATCGTATACCCAGTTACCATACTGTCCAGAGTAAACGTATTTGTTCCATCTGTAATAGTTTCATTAGTTGTAAATGTTCCATTTACTTTAGAAAGATAAATTGTAGATACAACAAAGGCTCCTATCTGTTCATTCAGTACCAATTCAACAATACCTTTCGCACCAGATGTTCCACCAGTAATTGTTTCACCAGTAAAATCAAAAATAGCTGAACTACCACTTGTATCAATACATCTTAAAATTTTATCTTTAGTATATCTTCCATCTGATACACGAAGCATATCAACAGATGGATAATAAAATTCAATTTCTTCTTGATACAATAAACGAAATAAAAACTGAAAAGATTTCTCACTACCTTTAGAACGATAAAAATCACGGAGTCTTTTTATTACATGAGGCTTATTTGAATTAGCAAATACTGCCTCTGGAATATCTTTACCAAACTGTGTTTTAAAATATTGTAAGAAATCATCAACAGTCTTATCAATATTAAAATAATTATCTAAATTACCAATAATCTCATACGGCTTACCAACTTGCTCAAGATACTCATAGTATGCTTCTAAGAAAGCTACAAAAGTAGGATGATCTTGTTTAACAAAATCTGGTAACTGTCCTTCTACACGAACAGATATACGTTCATCAAACGAAGGATGTATTGGTATGTTTGGATTACTGGCCATATTAAATTATTGTTTCAGCAACCATTGTAATATTGACGGCGGTTGTATCATATATATCAGTTGTTAATATTTGTTCTCTTAATGGTGTAATATCTTGATTATTAATTCCAGGTGTTACTGTCATTCTAATATATGTCTTTGCATCAGAAATTGTATAAGGAGTAAAACTATTTAAAACAATTGTACCAGTATCATAATCTATAGTACCAAGATTTTGTGAACCAGATACTAAAGTCATATAGACTGCTGGACTATCAACTGTCATAAGTCCCGTACTACTAGAATATGTTGACCGTATGAGTTTAACATTTCCAAGACTATCATCTATCAATGTATATGTAAATCCATCACTAGCTGTAAATCCTGTACTAGTAAGTGTTCCTTTAGTTATTGGATTATTAAACTCCATAGTATATGTGGCAGCTACTGCTAATGTTGTAGGGGCAATCTCCATTTGATACTTAATAGATGTTTTACTATTTCGTATAGAACTATTTGTATCATCTATTGTTTGTGTCAATACTGAATATCGAAATTTCTGGTCAAATTTCTGTAAGCTACTGGTAAAATAACTTGTAATTGAATTACTAATACCTGCTTTTAAAGTATCTTCATTTGTCAATAATGTAACAGGATCATAATTAACTGTAGTATCAATTAACAAATAATAAAAAATTGGATCGACAATTTCTGGTGTTACAGTAACTACATTTGTCTTTTTAAGAATAGAAGTTTTTATTGCATCTTTTGTTGCTATACTATAAGCAGTATTACCAACTGGTTTAACTGCTATATACACTTTACCATATACAGCTGGGTTAGCATCTTCACCACCATATATTTTAATTGATTCGATATCAGTTCGTTCACCTAATAAAATAGCTTTATAATCTTCAGTTGTAGTTGCACGTTTTTGTGCTTGATATAATTTTGGTGCATTATTTTTTAATGATGTAATTGTTTCAATTGCTGATCCACCCGTTGCATTTGATGTAACTGTTATTGTATAGTTAGAAGATGATAACCCAGCAACAGAACCAACAGCAGTAAAAGAAGATGCTTTATTAGCAGCTGATCCACTTGTAACAAGATATTCAATAAAAATAATATTACCATCAGCTAACTCTTTTCCAACTGAACCATCACCAAAAAGTAATTCATATTTTCCACCTTCTATTTCTTGTACAAAGAAAACTTTTTGATAAGAAGCAATAGTTGTAACATCTAATGCATTACCATCTGACCATGTAGCTACTGTTGTATCACTTGCAGAATTTTGAACTTGTACTGATATAGTAGAAATATCAATATTTAGATTTGGAATAATAAATCGTTGTGCTGTATTTGCCAAATTAACAGTATATGATTTATTTAAAATTTTACCTTCTTTGATTGGTAAACCTGTTACAGAATAAGATGAACCAACTGGATAAATTATTTTAGCTTCAGTTGTTGTAAACGTATAACTTACTCCACTAATACTTGTAGTAAATTTTGTATCTTTTGCGATGGTTAACGAAGTAGGAGAATTAGAAGGAGAAAATGTCATATCAAGAAGAGCAGAAGGTGCTGTAACAGAATTTGGAATAACATTTAAATGTTTGACATGAGAAACTACAGAATCTCTAAGTGAAGCCGAATCCAAGAACATTTCATTAGCAAGTAAGTTTGCATAGAATCCCATGTAATGAGTATTATATGCCAGGACATCTAATATAACATTCATACCACTACCTTCAAAATCATAATCTAAGAATTGACTTTGTGATTTAAGATAAGTTTTTAAATTAGTTTTTATCTCATCAAATTCTAAATCTGTAACTTTTAATTTATTGCTTGCCATTTATCTTACCCTCTCCAGAAATAAAGCAACTTCAATCGGTTGTGGTGAATTGATTAAAGAAAAATGTATAGAAACATTAAACCCGTTCTTGTCTAAATCTCCTGAAACAACTACGTCATCTACAATTACTCTTGGTTCATAATTTTCTAAACAAACTCTAACAGCTTCAGCGATATCGTGTTTTGTGTGAGCTGTTGACAAACCAAATAAGTGTCGAGTTACTCCTCCATCAATCTCAGGATGAAATGGTTTATCATACTGGTTTGTCATTATGAGATTTCTAACAGCTCGTTTGACTGCTTCAACATCTGTCTTTCTTGTGATGTCTTTGGTGACAGGATGTTTTATGAAATCTAAATCAAGATCGGCCCATGCTCGAGCATTTGTTGAAAGCCCTTTTGTGTAGACTGTTGCCATTATCGTCTTTTCCCTTGTCCCTTATATCTTTTCCAACTTACTCGTTTCTTCTTATTCTTTGGTCTACTTCTTACAGAATGTCCAATGGAAGTAACGTGCTTAATCTTATCTCGCTTATTTTTAACTACTTGTTGAGCCATAATATCTCCTCATATATTTATAAGAGTTTTAATAAATTTTTATAAATGGTCCGTTAGTTTCAGAAAATTCTTTTTTTGCACCATAATACAATACACTTAACCAATCTTTAAATTTTCGTTTTTTATCTATTTCAGCATAAATCCATAACCATTCCATTACTACCAATTTAGATGTAAGTCTGCCCAGAACATTTGCTTTCTTTTTATTTTTATTCACAAGTGCAAAGATGTTACTTATATTACCTTTTAATTCTATTTTTTCATTTTGTATAGTAACTGATTTAAGTTTCTTATGCAAATCTTTCCAGTACTTAATTTGCTTCGTTGTAAAATTACCATCCATTGCGATTTCAGGATGTTGTGTTGGTGATTTGGGTCTTGCTAATCTTAATTTAGTTAAAAAAGGATCTAATGCTTCTGTAGATGCCTTACCAAGTTTTGCACCACTCTGTCTACCTTTTGGTGTTAAATCTGTTTGCACTACTGTACTTGGAATACTATATCTAAAACTTCTGGCTTGAACATGAATTTCAGTATCGTCAGCATAAAAATCAAATGCTAATTCTCCAGTATCAAATAAACCATTTCTATCTATAGATAAATTACATTTTAAAGTTCTCCTTTTATAAGTAAAATTTACACCTTTAGAACCTTTACCTAAATTGGCTTCTTCTACATTAGCGGCAGTTACACCTTTTTTAACTTCTTTTAAAGAGATTGGTAATAATAGTTTCTTCTTTAACAAAGACGCCATATAGTTATTAAGTTTAATTAACTTGGCTTTTTTTTCTATAGCTTCTTCAGATATACTATTAACTTTATTTTGTATTTCTACTTCTTTTCCTTTTTTAGTCATTACGACATCCATAGGATTCCATCTATCTTTAACAGAAACACCCATAGCCTTAGATGCAGTCCTTTCTAAAAAAGGCATCATTCCTTTATCACGACTATATACATATCCCCTACCACTTCCAATATATTTTTTTAATGCTCTTGCTTGTAAATCAAAAGTTGTGTACCATTTAGATGGCATATTTTTATAAGCGGCTTTTTCAATTGCTGCTGCTGTAGGAATTTTTCCTTTTTCAATAAAAGACTGAAAAACAAATAAAGAACCATTTTCTTGTTTGGCAGTTTCTATTGCATTTGATGCCATCTAATTACTCCACACGAATCCACTTCATGTCTTTAGCATGCTTAACTGAATCGTCCCATTCTTTCTCATTACGAAAGATAACAAACTCACCATGTGCTAGAGTATATCCAAGTACATTATCTTTTCTCATTTTCTTTTTGAACTTATCTGCAGCTCTAAGAACATTACGATCCTTCATGTCTTTCCAGCTCTTCACTTTTGCTTCCATAAATTCTTTATAAGTTGTTTCCATTAAATTAACCCTTTCAGTTGTTTAATTGTAGTTCTAACATTTACATGAAGAACACCTGTTCCACCAGCACTCTCCCATTCTCTTATGTTCTTTTTATGATCGTCAATTAAGATTATATCTTTACCGGCAAAGTTCTGCTTCTCTCTGCGTTGTACGATATTGACCTGACTTTTTGGAATACCGAGATTCTTCTCACACCAGAGGGTCTTGCCTTTTATTACTGCCTTATCTTTATTACAAACAGATGGACAAGCAGATAGTATTTGAGGCTTATATGATTTGATGAATTTCCAGAGTTGTTTACCACCAGACTCCCATCCACAATTAGCCCAAAACTCCGTACCAGTTCCAGCTTCACTATAAAAGAAATCGTCAATTAGTCCCTGATTCAATTTAGTCGTTCCAAGATGCCTCTTGATACTACCAAGCAAATCTACCAGTACCCCATCCATGTCACAAAATATTTTTGCCATAGTTCTCCTCTATCTATTATTTATAAGTTCTATATCCCATTCTTTTCGTATTTCTTCCACATCTTTCTGAACATCAAAAATGGCCAGATGAATATTACGCTTGGGTCTGGTATATCCATATGCATACCCCATTTCAAATTCCACCAAATCATCTTCACTAAAACGATACCCCTCTGGATATAGGTATCTTGCACAAAACTCAAATAACCATCGGACCCAGGAACTGGTAGTTTCACTATTGCCCATAGTAAATCCAATTACAGAAGCTTCATCTTTGACTTCCATACCACGCTCTAACAAGATATGGATAATATCATGGTTATAAAGGTCTATTGCTCCTGTCAAACTAATGGGACTTTTTGGATTTTCCAGAAGCCAAACAAACCAATGGATTTTCGATGGCTCTTTATATGTTGGTTTTGATCGCCATTTTTCGATCTCTTTTGATAAAAGCATAGCCTTTTTGTGATATTTATAATATCTGTGGAAATGGCAACTCCTTTGTTTACAAGGACTTACAGATTTTCAACGCTGTAAGTCCCCATTTTTAAAGGGCTCGGTCGTTTGTTTGTAACTGCCAATAAATCAATGACTTACAAGCCAAAATAAATTTGACTTATTTGATTGATTTTGCTATACTAGTATTGTATTTAATGATTAATAATAAAAATTGAGGATTAATAAATGGAAATTAAAGCACAAAATTGGGGAGCAGTAGTTACCAATAATATGGTAACAGAAAAAGAGTTGAAAAAACTCAAAAAAAATGGAGGCTTTATTAAGTGTCCAACACGAAAAGCAAAGGGCTCTAAAAACGCACGTTGGGGTCAATGTGAATAATATGACTATTAAAGAAATTCTAACAGATATATTAGTATTGTTGTTGATTTGTTTAATGGCCTTTTTAATGATGTTTTTATAAATCGGAGTATAATATGAAATTAAAATTAATCGGTGCAAACCAAACGGAATTACAGTTAGAAGATGGAACGCAAATCTTTTTCTCATACGAAACGCCAGTTTGTATTATTACTGAAGCAATGCATTTAGGCAAAAAGCAAACTAGAGTTTGTGTAACAACTGAAAAGTATTCTCGCACAACTTCTAAACATATTAATAATTGGATCGCTAATCTATCTGATATAATACAGATGGTTCCGCAATCTGAAATTGACAACTTTGTGAAAGGCGTATCTGTATAATGGAAACTTATAAACTTGAAATTCCAAGAGCCCAATTTGACCGCATCGGAGATGCGTTTGAATTGGAAGATCATTTTGTCAATGGTTATGATATTGACAAAGATACAATCATTTTTACTGTATCAGAAAAGCAACGAAAAGCTTTTGCAAAACACGCAGTAAAACAGAAAAATCATTTGTATTGGATTACTCAAATTTTTCTACCAAAAAACATTAAACAATATTTAGTAAAATGAAGAAAATTATAAACTGGTTAAAAGACGATTGGAAAAACAACCGATTCAGGCTGTTCTGTGAAACAGTCGGATCCGTTTGTTTCATCTTAATCTATGTATTAATGGCATGGTACGGCGAGTCCGTTTCTATCTTAACTATATTCTTAATTCAGATAGTTGGCTCTTCACTCCATATCATCAACGCATGGTTGCGCAATAGTGTTAATTTAATCGCATTAAATTGCATAGTAATTGCGATTGCCCTCTTTGGACTTGCAAAGATGGCGTTATCAATATGACTGTAAGCCCTTATAAAACAATGGTTAGCGTTATCAGAAACTCTGTAAACTACCATAAACAAAGGGCTCGGTCGATTGTCCATAAGTCGTTACAAAACAACGACTTACATATGCAAATAAATTTGACTTCTATAGAAAAGGCTGCTATAATAGTAGTATGAAAATAAGAAATAACATTAAATCAAATAAGGACTTAAAAATGAACATGAAAAACAAAGTTAAAAAAATGAACTTAAAATGGGAAGTTATTGGACTCTCAAACGCAATCAATAAAAACTATCATGGTTGGTTGGGCTGTGTAACAGATACTAAAGAGTATTGTATTGAGAGCCGAAATTTCGGACATGGTTTTGGTGTGTTTGTTGGTTCAAAATATTTTCGTATCGAAGCATCTCAAAAATCTGGTTGTAATTCTATTATAGATCAGAAAAATTCTAAGATGTATAAAACGGCTCATAAAGATAAACACGTTTGGGGCTTTGTTGTAAAGAATGATACTGAAACTTTTAAACGTGGTGACATCTTGACTCGCAATTATGAAAAAGTTGGTAATGTTTTGGATGGCAATACAGCGAATCTTGGACAGCCAAATTCTCATTATCCAAACTATACAGATTGTTGGGCAGGCGCCGACATCTGGTAAATTTAAACTTTAACGAAAGAAAAAAATGTATAACAAAAATCAAATAAAACTTTTAGTAAACGCATATGTGGATATGTACAATTTAATAGAAATGAAAAATCCACACAATCGTTATCGCGTATGGAAAAATCCAAACGATAAAGATATGTGGTATGATGAAAATGAAATTGAATCTTATATTAACGATATGGATAAAAACGAAATTCGTGTTTTAATCTCTCGCATATATAGTTCAGAAAAAACTTATAACGTATGGAGCAACGCATAATGACTATGATGATTAAAGACGATACATTAAAAGAAATTGAGATGTTTAATAAAACATCTCGGGCAGAGTATCTTAAATACTTTGTTAAGAATTGTTCTGCTTATATTGTTTCACCAAATGGCAATGAGCATTGGCTTTGTGGTTCTAATATTTTGACTCATTGGGCTCATGATACTGGTTACTCTCGCAAGTATTATGGTTTGGCGTTTCCAGATAATTTTGAATCTTGGTCTTTTCATAATGATGAATTGGCTGGTGAAGCTTTTGAAACTCATCACGAAATGGAGAATTTATAATAATGAATAAAACAAAAACAAATTTAGAACATTCAGTCGAATTTTTGATCTGTGAAATTATTGAGAATTATTATCGTTGGTCAGATTCTATTAAAATGCATGATGGCAACTATAACGATAGTTATGCCCGAGATGTTCAGGCAAAAGAATTTAAAGATGGCATCACTTATAAAGTGAATAGCAAATACATCAAAATCTATACAGTTGACAAGTGGGGTCAAAAATCAGTATGGGGCTTTGTTGTTCGTGAGAATGATACAGTTGTTTGCACGCATGGTATGAACGGCGGTAACTATTTTTCTCAAGGCGATTTATTAAAAGCACGTTCTTGGAATCAGGCCGAAACAAAACAGTCAGTCGGTAACATTCGACTAGGCACAATGGATAATGTAACGAAACCAAATCCAGATTATCCGAATTATAAAACAGTATGGAGCGGAGCAAGATAATGCAAATGATATCCAAAACTAAATTAGGTCAAATCTTTAGAACAGAAGCTGACCGAATAACTAAGATCAGAACTTTACAAACGCATTTAAATGATCTTACTTTAGACATTCCACTAATGCGTCGAAAAGTAACTGAATTAAATATGCGATGGATTCTCAGAAATATTAAAGTAAACAATTCAGAGCATATCAATATTAACAAAATAATTAAACTAACAAAAGAGGTAATATAATGGCTGGAGCTCATTACACAAACGATTTAGTAAACCACATTAATAAACTAAACCAAGATACTAGAGATCGTGGAGCAAATGGTTTCTTAACAAACGACCCAGATCATTGGGCCGAGTATGGTGTTTACACCATCGGGGACTTTCAACTTTATCTTGAAAGAGAACACGAACGCAATATGTATAAATCACAATTAGGAGAATAATATATGATAACTTTCAAACAATCAAAAAATGAAAATTGGGCCGATGAGGCCCTAGTAGAAAAATACATTCTAATGAATGGTTTTGAATATGTAGCACCAGATCATTACGAATGTCCAGGTGGACACCTTTGGCATGTATCTCATATTATAGATGAGATTAACGACATGACAATAGATCAAATTAACGAACTTTCAAAATACGGAGAATAAGAATGCCGAAATTAATGATAGAAAAAATTAAAGATAAAAAAGTCTATGGTAAAGATATGTATAAAGTAGTCAAGCTTATTGACTCACACCGGTTGTCTTTATTGGAAACGCAGTTTGACGAACCATCAATGTTACGTTACATTCAATCGTTACCAAACACTTACAATTATGAGATCAAAAATAAAACAGGAGTTTAATATGATTAACAACAAAACAAAATTAGAATTAGCACTTGATAACTGTAATCATACAATGGAACTGGTGCGCACAATCGTACCGATTCTGGTTTTAATAATCCAGGTCATTATACTATTTAAGATATGAAAATTTTATTAACCATTACGCTAGTCGGTACAGCAATGTACTTTTTACTTCCATACATTATTGTCGCATCAGTATTATTATTTGATGGTTTTATATTCAGTTATATTATTGATACGGCATTAGCACCATCTCCACAACAATAAAGTTCTGGAGTCTTTTGAACCAACAGGAGTATATTATGAATGATACAGTTGAAGTAGCATATGATATTTTTCCACTTACGGTGGAAGAATACGAAAACGGCGATCTTGGCATCGTCGCGAATCAGGACAACGTAGAAGTAGAATAACTTTTACGGTGTAGCACTAAAGGGGATCTGGTTAATTCCAGGTCCCCTTTTTTTATCTGAATTTCTTATTGACCCACTTATAAAATACATAAAGTCCCATCAACATTATTATATAAATGATACCATCAAACCACGGTATTTCATTTAGAAAATCTGCTGTATCCCCAGATAGTTCCCCGATCATAAGTCCCCCTTAATATAAAAAGATTCCCTTTGGTTTATCGTAATCCACATCCACATGGATAAAGTCTTTATGCATACCGACCCGAGTAAACTCTCCATCTCGTAACAGCCGTTTCACCAATTCCAATCTAGTCCCCATATCAGTACATCCAATATCTGCGGCCAGGCCTTTTATATGGCTGGAAGTATCTCTTGAACCAATCTTTCTATTGTGAGATAGACAACGGATACCACTATTGATCCGCATAGGCTTTCCATAGTATCCCCTAACTGTTTCCAGTTCATACACCAGTTTCTCACTAATAACAATATCCCCATTACCACATCCACATTGACAGTCAAATTCTTCTTTTGTAAAGTGTTCTGTAAGTTGTGTCATGTTCCATTCTCCTTATCATATAACTCCATCTGTCGATCAATCCCTCTCAGAGGTAATCCTCTATCCCCAGTTTTCCATATATGGTCTATCAATACAGTAGTCAAATGTTGCAGTCTGTCATTCTCTTGTTTCAAGTATTCTACTTCTTTCTCTAACGCATTCGCAATCATAGCTATTCTCCATGTTTTTTAATAGTATGAATAATCTTATGCTCTCTCAATACTTCTTGTAAGTTAATATTCTTAATCCATTTAAGCCTGCCAGAATGACAGTAGTTACATCTACCAAAGTAATCTTCATCATTATACTTAGACAATATGCATATTATGGACTTCTCACACTTCTTATTATCACACTTGAATGTATACGTCATAGCTGTTAAATCTACTTGTCCATACTTCATACGGGTATACGTTTATATATGGTAAGTCCCATCGGTACTTTATAAGACTCCATGCCTTTCCAGTTGTTTGGAGGGACTACACATACATAGGGTTCTGGACATATTCTCATAAATCGTTGTTCTTTGATTGTTCTGGTTTGGTCGAGTATTACTGAGAACTCTGCGAACATCATGTACACCAGGAGGAACAGGAGCCAGTTTGATATTGAGGTTCTGGAGCAGAAAATTTTTTTGACGTATTTTTTCATAGCCGTTTTTTATATCTTGGAATATTTTTAAGGGGGACTCGGAAAGAGGTTGCCAGTAAGCGCACTAAGTCCCCCTCACATTTATCCCGTATACTGTCGCGTCACGATGGCCGCTATTTGGCCAAAACATAGAAAAATTCACTTTTGCATCAGATGGCAACACGACTGATTTTGGTGATTTAGCTGCCAAAATACTCGTCAACTCCTCTGCAATAAACTGAGGATTCTCTCTATCTCCTCAGAGTATTGCTGTGATTCTCTTTTCTCCTCTGTGTCTAACTCCTGGTATAACTCGTCTAGTATTGCCAGGCTATCATTCAGACACATAGAGATTATATCAAGTTCTTCAGAGGATAACTGATACATACTGGGGTTCTCTGAGAGTTTCTGTGATATAGAGTAGACTCGTAATTGCAGAACTTTGTCAGGGCTATACTCATTCTGTACATCATTCATAGCACAACGTATTGTTTCAACGTGTTCCTCTGTAATGTCTGTCAAATACTTCATCTCTCAGCAAATTTCATTGGTAACTTTGGGAGGGTTCCTTTAACTTTATGTCCCCCTCGTATATCTCGTGCTATAAGACATAGCAAATAACCACTTCATACCATACTACACAACGTGACACTTCGTGACACTATGCAACACTTTAACCACCACCAATCGCCCTTAGAATCATTATAAGAGCCAATAACATGCTTATACATACAAACCATGCACCAAATGTGTTCATCATACTAGCTCCTCTGGAGCTTGTAAGATGGACCTGTCTATAGACACGTTCATTTCTCTATCCATACTTTGCACTTCTTCTTTACAAAGTCGTATTGTTCACAATACCAATATTGTAGAACCAACTTTGTTGGTTCTACGGCCCGTGCCAAAGGCACGCGAGAATAAGCCTTAGATGGAGTACTACTTATAAATGCCCATATGAACAATATCAGTAATATCCACCATACCCAACGATAGCTTTTCTTCTTCTTTAAGTTAGCCATTTTATAAGTCCCCATATAACACCAATACATGCTACGAGTGCAATTAGATAGCCTACCAGACCAATTAATGCACCAAGGCCTCCTGCTGAATTACCTAGTAAAAATGGAACGAATAGTAGTGATTTCATTTTTTGCCCTTTCTCTTATATACGCGTTTCTTTCTTCTTCCATTAACAGGCCCTACATTTGGATTTTTGCCTGTTTTACGTTTTTTACGTTTTGAGGGTCTATTTGGCACTTCTGGATCATCAAATGATTCAGTTAATGATGGTGTAAATGGAGTACCCTCTTGCACTTTAAATGGTGATTCTCCTATAGTTTCTCCTGTCCATTTGTCTTTTTTGTCTTGACATAGTTTGTCGAGATAGGGACCTATAATGGACTTTGGTGAAAATAACAGATATGTCAATAGTCCTGCCAACGTGAGTAATAACACTAACATGGCAGATTCCATTATTTATCTCCCATGTCTTTGGTTATAGTTGTGGATGTTTTTGCATTGCCAAATGGTGCATCTGAGTATATACAGTATAGTCCAATAAGTATGCAGATAACTAGGGCTAAAGCTCCCTTGTGTATATGAGTTCCATCTGGTTTCCATCCTACTGGTTTAATTTCTGCCATTGTTACTTCTCCCTAAAGATTAATTTTACTAGTCCATAGCAAATTGCCATCAATGCGATCATGCCCATACTTGCTGCGAGTATCTGTGCTAATAGTTGTGATGCTGTAACTGACATATCGTGTATCTCGTTATATGGTTTATTGACCCAGTTTATCATTGTTTCGTGTGATCTTGTAGAGTATATAGGGTACTAGTGTTATATACGCCAAGAGTAGTGTGAGAAATATGAATCCTATCGTGTTATGTAGCCATGGTATGTCTATTATGGTTCTGGATAGTTTCCATCCAATCACACTTGAAAACTGCCGTCATCGGGTCCCAATGTCGAGTAATCTACTGGAAACTTGCCTACGTTTGGTATCTCTTTATACTTGGGTGTTGACGAGTTTTCCAGTTGTTTTATACGTTCTTCTAATTTTGCGTTCTTGGTTTGTAATACGTTTATTTGCGATTCCAATATTGTACATTGTGTCCTCAGTTGTGAAACTTCTGAGTAATCTGACATAGTGTTCTCCTATGTGACGATTGTAATAGTATGTATAATAGTAAGACATCAGCGTGTGTTCACCGTAATCATGCGTTAACCCATACTGGATATTTATCACCAGCTGGACCCATTTCAATCAATTTCTTTTTAACACCATTTACTCTGTGATAGTTTGGTGAAGATGGATCATCAAACGAACCATCATCTGTCATTCTGTACATTTGTATTTCGTTCAACGAACTGGAAGATGCAGCCTTTGCTGTTGCAGCTCTCTGTCCATTAATTTTTGCAAGTGTTGATTCTTGTGCTTGTAGTATAGGATCTTTAGACACATCATATAGTCCAAGAAATGAGGCAAATGAATCTTCGTCTTGTAAATTTTGTGCTTCCATAGCTAATGTTTCAGTATGTCGTGCTGTTGTTTCAATCACTTCTTTACCACTTGGCAACTTTCTGATTGCAGCTTCTGCTGATGGTATTATATTAGACTCAAATAAATCTTTTGCAGATGCCACACTAGTAGTAGTCAAGACTTTGATGTTATCTTTCATGCCCAATGCTAGGCTATCAAAAATTTGAGAGTCTGGTATTTGACGTTTAAGTCCCAAAAGTGTTCCACCAAGATTTGGCACTTCATCTGAAATTGCTGATAACTCACCAGATACGTCTGCTACTATATTTGGTATCTTCAAATCACCAGCTAATGCACATGGATCAAATGATGCACTTAAGCTCAATGCTGAAGATGCTAAATCACTCAGATTAATATCTGCAAATCCAGTTAATGATGTTAGACCACCAAATTTGGATGATATATCTGCAAGTCCACCGATAGATGGTGCCGATACATATGATTCTAACTCATTTCGTAATGATGAGAATCCAGATGTAGATATTGGTATATCTGGTATCATATCAGATACTTTTGACTTAATAGATGACATACCAGCATCAAGAGTCGCTTTATAACTAGTCAATGCTGAAATAGAAGTTAGTGTACTATTTAAATCAATAATACCACTTATCTTAGCAGTAATATCGCCTTGTATAGAACTCAGATTTACATTTAATCCACATATAGCCATAGTTTACCCCTCTCCTGCAAATACATCTGGTGAACCACCTGCTGTTGACGGCGCACAATGAATCGGTGGTATTGGACATAATGAATCTGGAGCTGCACTATCTGCTCTATGAATTACAACAAGTTTATTCTCACAATAAACTTTATTTGAACTAGCATTCAATGCACCACCACCATGAGAATTTGGATCAGCATTAACAGATACTAATAGATTATTATTAGCGAATACTGTACTCTGTCCAGCAACAACCGTACTTGCTCCACATATTCTGGGATCTGTATTTCTATGTACTTTTTTATTTGCCATTTTTTTACTAGTTTGGATTCAAGTATATGTCAGATGATGCATCAACAGTTATATTTCCACCAGTTGATTTCCACATAACAGTTGAAGAAATGGTTGTATCCATTGTTGCACCATATGTTTCTGCAACAGCACCATCAATATTTTCAGTTCCAGTACCATGAACTTCTATCAAAGAATTTATACCAACTTCTTGATGATAATCTTTTGTAACAATCATATCTAAATGTGTTAATGTTGTAACTCTAATATGGTCTTTACAGAAAATCGTATATTCACTATCAACATTATAATTTGCAAGACCAGATACATTTACTGTATGGTGTCCTGGCACGATACCAGTATTATAACCATAAAATGAATCAACGTCTTTCTTGACAGTATCTTTCAAATTACCACCAACTGTAATTGTTTTGTTATCACCAATATTGATAGTTTGATTTTCACCAACGAATAAATCATCATTAAGATTGATAACAATCTTTCGATTCTTATGAACTTCTTTAGTATCATTACCAATAATTTTAGTTCTCATCTCTCCAGCAACATGAAGATGGTAGTCACCAACAACTTCTTGAACTAAATCTCCTCTATAGAGAACTCTAGCATCTCCATTAATTGTAAGATTGCATACTCCCTCAATAGATACATTCTTACTACCAGCTACTATCTCATAATCATTAGCAACAACTTTAACAACGCGTGAACCATCTGGTTGTATTTCTTCAAATGTTCCAGTTTTATGGTATCTATGCAATCGTTCAGAACCTGGAGTATCGTCCCATTCTTCTACATGGCCTGACTCACTAACACGAACATGATTATATGGATACAGAGATGATATCATACCATCTTCAGGGTCTAATTTTCCAGTTGACGTATTAATAGTGGCTGCATCTTTTAAATATTTTATATCACTATCTTTATCTGCTTTAGAACCACCGCCATATCTTGGATTTGGTTCATTCCAATAATCATTGACATAATGATTGGCATCACCATCCCAATGACCACTTAATTTACGATCGCCTACTGGTCTTGAATCTGCGGTATCTTTAATAGTTTCTTGTTTTTTTTCTGTATTCCACATACTACCAGCTACTGCTTTTGGAACACCAGTATTTGTTAAATCACTACCAGCTATTGGATCACCACGCCTTCTGGTTTTTCGTTTATATGCAAGTGACTTAGCATCCTCACCATTCTTCGCACCAAGTGGAAACTTTGCAATACCACGAGCCAATCTATTCGTATCTGGTTCACCAATATACTCATCGCGTGGATATTTGCCTTTTGGATCATTAAAGCCTATGGAAGGATCTTTCTTATGACTTAATTCATGTTGGCCACCAACAGTTCCCATGATAACTGGTTCCTGTGCATTATTTCCATCACGAAAAAAACCAACGACCCATGTGCCTTCAACAGGACCCAATGGAGTTGTACCAATTCCATTCATAGCTGCAGATGTAGTTGGTTGCATCATGGTAGCCCATGGCAATTGTGCTACAGAAATATCATTTTTATCATCTGTATGATAGCCGAATATACGAACTCGACAACGACCCAACTTCATTGGATCATTTCTATCTTCGACTACTCCTTGCCACCATGTAAAATTACCATACATAATTATTTCTCCGTTTTCATAGCTTGACGTATTGGAGGCGTTTCTTCCAAACCATCTTTAACCAAATCAACAATCATTTTATATCCTATATTAGCTGACTCATTTGCAACAATATGACGAATTGCTGTAATCATATAACTACCACTAAGAAATTTATCAATTGATCCATCTTGATTTGATGGTGCCATAGCTGGTACATTCATCTTTACCATCATACCAACTCTTAAAAATTGTAAACCAGCACATTGAACTTGCATCTTAATTGCATTAGTAGTATAATATGACATTTGTGCATTTCGTTGACACTTCCATTCTTCTACTTTATTATGATATAAAACTTCATCTGGTGCAGCTGCACTATTTTGATATAAGTTAGTGTGTGTTGGATAAAAATAAACTTTACTATCTGTCTGTTGAGATAAGTGTGGACCTTCTTCAATAGCAAAACTTTCATCTGCTACTGGTGCAAATGATTTTCTTGGTTCATCAACACTTTTTACTTCAATCTCTGAATTAGCAAGTGGTTTATTTAAAGCTATATGATTATACATCTCCCAATCATCTAAACTACTATAATCATATTGTAGTATCTTTTTAGTAGTAATATCATGTGTTATTAATTTAGATGAATAATTACCAGCTGGAATGTTATAAAGTTTTCTAAAATCATCCATAAAATACATATGATCTACTTTTATATAACCACCAGTTAATGCTTCTACTTTATGTATATCTGTTACTCTTGGTTCTAAACCAAATGTTAATACAGGAGTTTGTTTTGCTAATGATTGCAAACTCTTAAAAAACACACCATCTAATGTTTCACAATAAACATAATTAACAGCATTACCTTCTTGTTGTGGTTGAGCTCGAGCAGCTAACCACCCCATCGCATAATGAGGACTCCAATTTGGTATAATACAGTCTATTGTATTGTATGTTATTTCTGTATCTAAACCATTTCTATCATCATCTAAATATGTTTCCCAAATATCTTCTACAATTTCATTGACTAGTGTATTTGTATATGCCTTACTAACACGAGCATGCAAATTACTTATACATTGTTCAGATACAAAGTTGAGTGTATATTGTTGGCTTGTACCAGTTGCTCGTAAAAAACGATCTGAAAGATTATGGATATGAAATAATGGAGGTTTTAATGCTAATACATCAGGAGCTCCTTCCATAAGAATCTCAGATTCAATTGTTTCTTCACCTCTGATTGGAAGTTTGTATGGAAGATTATATGTATCCGATAATGTTATATTACCAGACAAGTGTGGTGAGAATAAATTTTCATATATATTCAACTCCAACAAATGTGGAATTAAATCATAGACACCATTTGCAGCTTGTAATGATAATCTTTCTATTTTGCAATCACTTATACTTAGTTGTTCCATAATATCTCTCTAAACAGTATGATCGTTTAATAACCTTTTAAATTCGTCAACAACTGGTGCAACCATAGAATTTTGTAAGATTCGTATAGGCCTTTTATTATCATTCAACTCTTGTTCGTATATGAAATTAGTAACAGCAGTAGCACTAGGTGCATCTGAATCTACTTCATATCTATCACCATCTATATAATGATGTGTATCATTAATATTTGCACTACCATACTTTTTATTAATATATTTAACCAAGTCATATTGAGTCATCGGCCAATCAAAATATGGATTTATCATCTTAGTACCATTAGCAAAAAAGAATAACCAATGCAACTCTGAATCACCATAATATTTATCTGCTAGTATATCAGGCCGTTCAAAATCTTTAATATAATGTTGTGCAAAATAAGTAGCACCAGTTAATAACTCATGCACTTCACCATCAACATTTGCCCAACCATGTGATTTTACCAAAACACGAGCTAGTATATTTGTCACTACATCATGTTGTGCTTGGTTTGATTGTCCACGCACATCATAATATATTTTTGGAAAATATTGAAAATATGCCATGTTATTGTCCTTTTAATAATTTGAAACGATATCTTCTGCCATAACCAATTCAGTTTCGGCAAACGAAACAGCTAAACTAGTTGCTATTGGTTTTCCTTGTCTAAAGGCAGCCCAAATACTTTGTGGTGTAAAATTTGTTTCAACACTAGTACACACACATGGTTTTATTTTTGGTATTGCAGGATTTTGGATTAAGCGATGTTCAGAACTACTACCATCTGGTGCAAATTTAAATGTATCTTTTTCTTGAGTTAAAAAACTAATATGAAATTCTTGTGGATATTTCATAAAACCATGGCCATTATTCATTAGTCCAGAGTTCCATGATGGTCGTGAATGTAAACGAAACATTTGTATAATACCAGCAACTTGTTTAACTTCATCTTCATTGCGAGGTCTTAACATAAACGTAAAAGTAAACCTACGAAAATCGACGCCTTGAAATAACATTT